GAACCAACAACTTTCATGTAGTTTTCTATGAAGTAGATAGGATCATTTTTACATTTGATGTATTCGGATATAAGGGATGGAGTCCATTCAATAGCAACTCCAGCCTTTTTTAGCGTAATGTTACCGCGATAAAATTCATGTCTTTTCATATAATTATTTAGAAATCTTACCTTGACAAGAAACGTCTTATCTTCTATGTATGTGGGCAGGGGCGAGGAGGTTACCCCGACCACAAAAAAAGGCGGAAGAGTTCAAAATACCCTCTTTGGGCTTTTCTCCTTTACCTCGCCCCAACTCTCTAGAAAAAAGGACATAAAAGAATGAAGAAAGTCGTCCTAGCACTCGCCGCTGCTTTCTTGGTTTCGGCGCCGCTTTCCGCAATGGCAAAAAGCGGTCATGGTCATGGTGGTAGAGGTCATCATGGGCATGGACACCACGGCCACCATGGGCATCATCATCGTCACCACCATGGGCACTGGCATGGCCATTGGGGGATTCTGCCACATCTGATCCTTTGGGGTCCGAGAGTTTATCATAATTGCCCCATTGTGATCGTCAGAGGCCGCAAGTATTTTCGCTGCTATTGGTAAAACCTTGGGGAGCATCAAAATGATCCAACACCGAGGGCTGTTGTGGGCACTAATGGCCCTCGGGTTCATCTGTCTGCTGCCGGTAATTCATTATGATGTTTTCCGTATGATTTTTAATGACCTGATATTTTATTTTTTTATGGCTATTGGTGCATTCAGTTGGATTGCGGTTTTTGTTAGAATTGGAAACAAATATGGACCGCATTACGCCGCACGGAAAAAATCAAAAGCATTATTGAAGAACCATCTGAGTGCCATGCAAAAGATAGATTTTGATGCACTCGGAGGATTTTATGTCAGAGGAGGAAATACAGGGATAACTTATTTTATTAGATGCAACAGAGGAGTTTTAGGTAATATAACACAACAAAGATTTGCTCACAAATCAAGATGTGTATGTTGTTATGTCCCATTTGTCCCCAAATATGATACGTTCCTTGTGCAAAAACTTATGCTTGAATGTCCATTAACGGAAAGACAATTTAGAGATAACGCGGTTATCGTTTAGTTAGGTTTGTGCTGTTCCAGAAGCTTAGCCAAATCTGCGGTTGTCAGGATCAAATTATTATTGATCGTTGGCTTATCGCCGGCATCGCTTCTTTGCTCAATTAGTTGAGCAGTTTCTTTTGTTTCTATCAAATCTTTGTTGGCTGTTACAATCGCTGACATAAGAGTAGTAAAAACCTCAAAAGCGCGAGGATGACCTGAGTCGCGCGCAATCTCCAATAGTTCAGAAAGTGCGACGTTGCCCTTTTCAATAGCGGCACGAATGTTCTGTTTTACATATTCAAAGTCATCGTCTGGCATAGGAACAACAATTTCTGTTGATTCTTGCCGCTCTGGTTTTTCATTATCAAAGAGCGCTTCCATGGCTGTATCTGTGTTAGCTGTTTCCATTTTATTTCTTCTTTGTCAATGTCCTAGATTTTGTTTTTAATTGTGCAACAAACGGATTCAAATCATCATAGTTTTTGTCCCATTCTGAAGGTGGATGAACAGGTATTGGTTTTTGATCTGTTATACTGCGCTTTGTAATTTCTACATCTGGTTTAACAGCAAGTTGTTTCCATATTTTTTGCCCACCCCGACTTTGAAATGTAGAAGAATGTAATGTTAAACCATGATGTTTTATTAGATGATGATAAAAATCATGAGCTTTAATTGTTGAACCTTTCCTCCCAGAAATTGTGTCAATATAGAAATGTTTATCATGTAATTGTCCACCTACCCATATGTCAGGTAAATTGGTATGTGGATTATGAGCATAAAAATTTGTATCAATAATGTCATTCTTACTTTCATGTTTATAAAGATGATGCCCAGATTTCATTACACTTAAAAAATTATGTTGATTTCCTTGCTGATTGTATGGCTCAGTATCAGTCAATCTATGTTCCATTCCATACTGATCACTCACCATTGGAGTTTCAGAAAGAGGAATGATTGCTCTTAGACGTTTCATGTGTTTGGCGCTATGGTTGTGGTTTTTACTACACCCCAATCATCATCAAACCAAATCAAATGAGGATCAATGGACAATACAGAATTGCTTGTGGGCTCGCCATTTGCTGTGAGTCCCGGTTGGATTGTAAGTCTGTCTACAACATCGCCTGTATTGGCTGTATCTGTATAGAAATTGGTAACGACGAATTTAATTAGAGGTTTCTCAATAACAGGACCATAGAGGTAACCTTGAAGATTGAAGTCCAGAGTCCAAATCTGCGCGCGACGATCAGCAGTGAAATCACCCTCATAATTATCTTCAGGATAAACACTTTTAAGCGAGATTGGAATATCTATAGTCAGATTTATTTCAGGAATGAGATGCACGGTAGGTGTGTAGTCTGGCGTGAAGAATGGGAGGATTTGTTCAACAATTTTCAAGTTATCTTCTGTATTCTTCGCATAAACATAAAGTCGGAAATTGAAGTCATAAGCTACAGGAACAAATTGTGTAAAGACATGATCAGCATCATCGCCTTTACGAACATATCTGTTTATCTTAGGTAGTTTTCTATCTCCATTATAATACGCTCCAAGATACTCAAACGACATTCTTGGCAAAGTAATAGCAGTTTCTCTATCAATTGCTGGGTCTTGTTTCAAACGTGCAATAATCTTATCCTTTGGAGCAAAAGATAAAGGCACCTTCATAGATTGCAACTGAGTACCATCACTAGCCGTTCTGCTAATGTTGATATTATCAAATAGTAATCCAAAGACAATACTATATCGCTTTATTAGTTGGAAATAAAAATTATGACCTAAGATGGTAGTAAATCCTTTAGTTCTTTTCAGTCATGTATGTGGTAATTATTACAGTTAGACAAATGAATCCAACACAAATAACCAGAGCGAGTTCCCATCCCATAATGTTTTCCTTTCGTTTTTAGTGTTCAATTTCTCCAAAAGGGTCACTTTCAGAAAAATCAATGATATCGCTGACATTATCCGTCAATGTTGCATTATCGTCGGGTTCAGCTGCATCTTGATATTTATATGGACTACGCACAATGATGTGACCTTGATCTGTTTTAATTGGCTGTCTTAGATCAGTAAGAATACCATAATCATAGATATTTGTTGAGAATTTCGCATTGATTTCATCAATCTCAGGTATGCCAGTATCAAAGTGTTCGTTACTGTATTCATAAAGTTCGCAATACATATCAAACGTAGGCAGAATACCTAAAGGATAATGGATCGGTTTGTTCTGAATATACTTTATTTCAAATGCTTTTTGATTGAGAGGATAATAAATCAAATCTCCTTCACGGGGACGAATTAAATCAGTCTCTCGCCCAATGAGGTTGTCAAATGTGCGTTTGGCTACGGTGAATGTGATTTGATCACGAATTTCAACGCCAAATTTAGAAAAGAGGTTTCCTTCTCCCTCAAATCCATCATAGGTCTTGACATATAACTCAATATAGAAAGTTTGACGAAATGTTGAAATATCTGACTGACCAAAAATAGCATCCTCTGTTTCTCTTATTCTAGGTAAATAGATCATATCTATACCATAGATTTTGATACTTTCAACAATCAAGTCTTGAAGTAATTCTTGTTCGTTACTAGCCCCGACGTTATTGAAAAAAGTTGATGTAGCCATTATTTTCTTTTCTTCGGTTCTATGCCAATCTCATGACCATATCGCTTTATTGCATGTGAGATTTCATTAGGAAGAATATCCATATCTTTTCCTATATCCCTTGGTTTTCCTTTATGTTTCGTATGAGAAGCTTTCAAAGCTTGTAAGGATTCAGCGTCCCATCTATAGCGTTGCCCTTTTCCACTACGTTTTGGAGCATCAGGATAATGATATCTTATTGTATCAAAAACTTCTTTATGTGATCTATCGTTTCCATGAACATCATTAAGTCTCTTTGCAATTTCTTTATGGGATAAATCTGGATTACTGGCATGAGTTTTTAGATCATGAAGTTCTTCTTTAGGCCATGCTGTTCTTCTGGATTCTAATCCTAATTTGGTTTTGAATCTTTTATAAAGACCTTTGACATTATTTGGTTTTATTCCCATCCTCGCCCCAATTTCTTTATTAGATAAACCATTCTTAACATGGCCAGCAAATTCAGCTTTTCTTTCTTTTGTCCATTTAGAATTACCTTCATTGAGAAATTGTTTGAATTTCATCATAGAGGTTATCCCACGAGTCCAGGGATTGGTAAGCTCCAGGTGTTGTAAAGTTCTTGTTCTAATCGCAGTTTTTCCTCAACAGCTTCATTATAGATTTGTTGCCCATTGAAGATAACTCCCCCGACCATTGGCACCATACCATATTTCTTCAAGTTGTTACCCCATTGCTCTTTGACTAAGCATGTTGTATAACGTTGAAGCCAACGGTCGGACCACACTTCGGGAAAGTCTTCGGGGCTGATTTTCTTATAAGTTTCAAGAATGAGGTATGTTCCGATAGCGACCGCATCCCAAGACATATCAATCTCGCAGCGGTCTTTGTATTTGTTGAAGCGAAGTGGTTGCTTGCCCACAAGAACCTCTTCAATGAGGGCGATGTTCTGGCGCACGATATAGTAATCAGGAACCCATAGGTTTGACAACTGGTAAATATCATTCATGGCAATCTGATAGCGGATGTTGAAGATGCTGCTGACACTGGATTCAGCTATTCCAACATCAAACATATTGACGACGCCAGTGATATCTGCGGGCAATGGCACAAATCCGCCTAGTTCAGCCACCACGTTGGCAAAGGTGCCTCCAGAGGTCTGAATCGCGACCGTAGGGGCTGTTCCGAAGCCCTTGCCGTTATCTGTGAAGCTCACAGCTGTAATAAAACCGTTGCCGTTGGTTGTGATCGTTCCATTGGCTGCTAGGCCACCGCCTCCAGAGAACACAAGAGGATCAGAATTACTATACCCAATGCCCCCATTTTCAATTGTCAAGCCATAGATTCTGTCAGGATAGTTGTTGGCTACAATAACATGCTTAAAGAAAGCCTTTTCTGTGCCCTCAAAATGAAAGTCCCAGAAAGTCACAAGAGCAACGTCAATACAATCGTCTACTTGTTCATCAGCCACGTTGATTTCAATAGTAGGCTCCCCAAGTCGTCTCTTGCAGAAGGCGCCAAATTCAGCTCTTGTTGTTGGTATAGCCATGGTTTATCCTATGAAAACGTTGATGAATTTATTTAGTAAAAAGAAAAAGGGGCTTTTGGCCCCTTTCTTATGCGTCACTCGGTATCCTTTGGGTATCCGCGCTTCACGCACGAATCAGTAGTATAAACTGACGGCAAGGCGCTCTTACAACCGATCTGTCGCCTTGATTATATTTTCTTCTTATTTCTTTCCTGAAGAAACCATCATCATTTTATGACTCCTTGCGGCTTCATTCAATGTGAGTTTCTTTTCAGCTACTCTCTGAACAAGTTTTGGATCAGGTGCCACAGTATCATGAGCAACCACACCATTCAACTTCAAGAGAGACATGATTACATCCACAAGTGCGGAAACATTAGTGGCAGCTGGGCCTGTTCCGAAAATGGGTGCAATTAGCTTACTCCACCAAGTATCTTGCATCTTTGCAGGTTGTGGAAGGCCAAGCCAACCAACAACAAGCGCGATGACAGTTTGAACCCATGGCATGGAAAGATATGCAATCAGTGTTTCTAGCATGTTTTATAAACTCCTATAGGTTAGTATGATCATATCTGTATTTAGGTTATCAAAGATGTAAAAAAAGCCATACCTGAAAATATACTCCAATAAGGAGGCCGAGAGCTAACCATATGAAAGACGTAGATTTTTTTGACTCTTTGATAACTTTAAAGAAACAGAAGTTCAGCATTATAACCCAAATCCTCCTTTGAAGGCAATAGTTATTAATGTGCCGATGAACGCAGCTAGGATTAGGCCAATCGCTGCATAAACACTCCTTTGTACTGGAGCAAATTCCTTTTTTGTGACATATTCATCATTAAGCATGTCTTGAATGCTATTAATTTCCTTTTGGACAGCAATAATGCGTTCTTCCAAACGAACAAGTAATTCTCTTGTGTCCTCTCGTCTATAGTCAGGCGGCATCTTTAGTCTTTCAATTTACCTTGTTTTCTTAATTCTTCTCGGAATCGTTCTCCTGCTTCTCTACGTTTTTGTGCATTTGGAAATCTTTTAGTGTTATTATAATGAACATCGTCTCTTTTTTTCCAAACGTGTCTGTTTTTACTTCTATAATCGTTTTTTTCGTCTTCTTCTTTTACAGTTTTATAACGATTACTACGGATAACTGTTGGTTCTTGAGGTTTAATTACATGTCTATAAACGGCACGTTTGACATAAGGAAATGCTTGGTTTGCAGCTTTTAAGCCAGCTATTAGATCAACTGGAGTTACAGGATGAAAACTATCATGCCCGACAATACCATAGATCGCAGCATTAACGCCAGCAAAGCCGGCAGTAGCAGCTGTGTATCCCGCAACTTTCTTTTGTCGCGGCGACATTTTGTTTATGATTTCCCGTAGTCTTTTGCCCAAGGATTACCAACTTCCGCCGCCACCGCCGCCGCCGAAATCACCGCCACCGCCCTTGAAGGCACCTTTGGCACCAATTTTCGCTTGTTTGAAGTCGCCCTTCCATGAGCCTTTGTATTTCCAGAATTTCCAATCTTTATCGGATTTACCAGATGATTTTTCATGGGCTGGATTAGAAGTATCACGTCTGACAGGTGTTCCCGAGCCTACATGTTGATTAGTAGGATTCGTCATAACAGCGCCACGTTTTGTATCTTGAGATTGGAAGCCTTTACTTTGAGCCATTTTTGATCTTGCGACCATTTGATAACCGGACGCATGTTTTCTTGTGGTGCCTGTCATTGCGACTTTATTGGGTTTGACTTTAGTAAGGAAAGAACGAAATGATTTTTTGACATGACCCAAAATCGCTCTAGAGTCTTCTGTAGAAAAGTTCTTTTGTTTGAAAACACTACCATTCACATGAACAGTAGGACGATATGAACCTTCTTTTCCCATGCGGTAACGAACATGGACCTTATGACCATTGATTTCAGCATAGTCTACATAACCCTTGTTCTTACGAAAACGTCCAGGAAGAGGTTCAAGTTTTTCATTGAGGAATCGGATAAAGGAAATCATGGTTTTG